TTTTCTTGATGTCTTTTCAAACCAATACTTATCTTTTCTTTTATTAAAAGATGATAATGTTGCTCTTGACTTACCGCCATACTTAAAAAAGTCATACTTACGATTCGTAAAATGACTCTTCATTGAAAGATATGTCTGGTAGGTCTCATATGGTGTCACTTTCATCCACTTCCTGACTATCTAATTCTATAATAGCATCAACTGGTACTTCATGTCCACCTATCAGATACCAATGTTGTTGAACTCCAATACTATCAGGTTTGACACCCAAGTATTCTAAATCGGGAAAGGTATGCTCCCTTAACATCGCTTGAAGACGATGATGTGTCAATTCAGATTGTGATACTTTCATAATAAACTATTTAATAGGTTCTCTATGATTAGAGAAAAAACTTGTAATTGCATATCTACCTTGTCCATCATAATAATCAGAGTCTTGTATCTTTACTTCAGTTACACCGTGTTCTACCCAACCAGGAAACATAATCAATGAATTACTTTCACAATCAAATTCATAATCATACTTAGGAAAATACAATTCTCCTCCTGTAAACTTTTTAGGTTCTTTATAAAAATAAGTAAAACCTAAAAATTGAATTGATCTGTCAGTATGTGGTTCATAATATTCACCATCATGATAATACCTTACTTTAGTGCAGTCATTATTTACATATTGTGCAATATTGCAACAGTCATGAAGATTTGAAAATGCCAACAACAATTCATCGTTGAAAATTTTTCGATTCACATTCAAAATATTTGACAATGGTCGATATTTGCCCTGATACACTAAATCTAAGACAAGTGCTTTTGCATTTGTAGATTTGACAACTCCACCATAATCTTCTGCTTCAAGTAATTTACCAGGTTTTGTGTAAAATGTAAGTTCCTCCCATATCAATTTCAATTCATCTTCATTATAAAAATTTTTGATAATTAAATGGGGAAATGGTTCTACAAAACCTTCTCCTACAACAGTTTCCATTACAGCGGTAATTTAGATCTTGATGTCTTCTTCATGAAGTTTAAATTTATAGCATCATATTTCAATCTCTCTTTCAATGGTTTTGACATCAGTTTTGATACTGACTCAACTTCAATGTCATTCATCTCACAATAATGACAAATTGCATCAATGTAATTGAGTTCTTCTTCTGCCACAATCTTTTCAATCTCAATCGCAAACTTGGATGGAGTTAAAAATTTCTTCTCAATGGCTTTTTCTAATTCTTTATTCGGTTCCATAGATTCGCAATTTGTCTCTAACAAACTTCTTAATATATTGGTTGAGAAGTTTGATGTATTTTTGTTTGTTGTACTCTTCATAAACGACGCATTCTCCATTTTCACAAGCCATTATAATGACTAATTTTTTAACTGATATTCCAGTGATTTCATACAACATACAACCATATGCCATACATTGAACAAAATAGTGTTCGATCCACTCTCGTGGTTTTGGTTTTTTAGATGTTTTAAAATCTATTATTGCCAGTTCGTTGTTATACTCTGCAATACAGTCTACGGTTCCAGCAATACCAAGGTATTTGCTATATAACGAACCCTCTAATGCGTGTATATTATTTATATTCCGTAACTCACGCTTCGAAATATTGAACAAGAACTCAGAAATTGGTGGTGCACTTGGAACATCATCATTTTTTAAATAATGTTCTGTAAGTGTATGCATATCTGTGCCACGTTTTGTAGCAGCTTTTGTAATTTGATCTGCCTTTTCATCACCTACCTTTTTTCTCCAGTTAATGAATATCTCACGATTAAAATGACTCGTGATTGAGGTAATTGAAACTAACTTGATGAGTTCATCTTCATCAGGCACAGAATAGTAACGAACACCATCTATGGTTTCTCTCTCCAACTTTGGGAGATTTATATCAATATGATCAAACATTACATTCCTAATTCAATTTTTGCTGTAAGATATTCTTTAACAAGACCAGAACGGACGATATCGTCTATTCCAAACTCTATTATATCAAATGAACTCATTTTACGCAAGATGTTGAGAAAATCAACGATGCCATTTCGATCATTTGTCTTTGTTAAGTCAGATTGACGAGCATCACCACAAAATAGGATTCGACTATTCTCTCCGACTCTTGTTATTATACTATCTAATTCATGAAAATTCAAGTTTTGAAATTCATCAACTATCACAATCGCATTATCTAATGTAGTTCCTCTCAGAAAAGACGTACTCCAAAAACGTATTGTCTCTTGTGCCTTTAAGTTTCCGTATAACATTTCAAAGTCTGCATCACTTGGCATCTGAAACATATACTTAACCATGTTCTTATATGGTATCTGATAGATGTCTGCCTTGTCTTCGTGGTCGCCTGGTAAAAATCCAATCTCTCTAGTTGCAACCAAAGATCGAACGAGATATATCTTGTCATATGGTGTTTTATCACTCAATACATCTTGAATTGCATTGTACAAACTGATGAATGTCTTACCCGTACCTGCACATCCAAATGCAACTATGTGTTGTCCTTTATTATATGCATCAAATAACAGTTTTTGATTGTCGGTCAGAGGTTCAATGTTAACAAGATAATCAGAATTTACAGGTTTCTTTCTTTTCATCTGTTTCGACGTATATCCAATCCCAATGGGTTCGGATCCCTTTTTTCTTCTTGCCATTATGTCTTTGTTACGTTTGCGCCAGGTGTTTTCCCGACCTTGTTTAATACCTCATTCCAACCAGGATGTTTCTTACGAAGTTTATCCTTCCACTCTCCAACTTCACCTACACCTGGCATTGTTGAAGGGTCTGAATAATCTCTCAACCAATCAGGATTATCTTCTTTCCACTGATCCCACTCAGTAACACTCATGATTACTTCTTTTTGTTCACCAGTTTTTGAATTGACTACAGGATAAGTTGCCATTTAATTATAAAGTTATGTGTACTATTTAGACCACTCTAAGGACTCTGATACAGTTGGAAACTGTTCGGTAAAGATAGACTTACAAGCATTTGCAATATCCATATGCTCTTTTTGTGTTCCATGTCCAGAACGAAGATCAATATAATGTATCCAAGAACGAACACTCCCAGACATGTAAAGACGAGTAGGTGTTGCTAATGGAAGAACAAATCTTGCACATTCTTTTGCAATACCTTCTCTCAGTAACTCATTATATAAGTCCATACCTTCATCAAAATATCTCCTTATTCTTTCTTGAAGAAATTTAGTTTGTGTTTCTGGAATGTCATCAATGCTATTTTGACGATTCTTTGTATCTTGTCTTCTTAAATCTGGTATTGGTATATTTGCGTCTAATAAATTTGTATCTGCGTATCTCTGACTAAATTCTTGAAATGTAAAAGAACGGTGTCGTAATATCTGTGCAGCAAGTCCTCTTGTTGTATTAATTTCAAGAGTCATAAATGCTTGCTCAAAAATAGACCAATGCTGATGTTTGATACAATATCTCAACAAACCTGCATAATTTTCATTGTCCTGATTGTTTGGATTACTCACACGAGCACAATATGCCATGTGTTTTTCGGCATCAGGAGAAACACTTATTAATGATACGTTCATTTAAATCCTTTTGATGTTTTTTCTTCAATCATTGCTAATTCATTCCTAGCAATTTTCAATTGTTCTCTGAGTAATTTAATTTGGTCTTCATCATAGAGATAATCCTTTTTCAATAATCTCTCTAGTAGTTTAATTAATCTTTTGAGTCTCATGGTCCTTCGTATTCATTATCATAACCTAATTCAATCGGATCAATATCATCATAAGAATATGATTTGACATCTGAGTATACTTCAGTCTTCAACTGATCTACTAACAATTCAAGATTACGAATAATCAGTTTTAATTTATCTTTATCCATGAAATAAACGATTATTCCTTATTATATACAAAAAAAGAGGAAAGGTCAACCCCTTCCTCTTGGATTTTTTAGTTTCCAGTCTTTATGATGGAAAATGTCAAGATACACCCATTTTGCGTAATGAATCCCACGATAACACATAAAAGCAAAAACTTTTTCTGGGTTATGGATTTCTGGATCGAAATCTGGGACTTCGGGTGTCTTCCACCCAATATGTAACATTGACTTTACCTCCTGTTACAATTATTTATAATTGTACAAGAGTTTTGTTTCAGCGTAGATAATCGTCAAGAAAACTACGCTGGCAGCGAGTATTTCTATGACTGTTAGCATCTACTTGCCTCCTGTTACTGTTCTTACAACCTTGAGACCACGATACATTAAATCATGATTTCTAGCTTGCTCAGCTTCGGCAAGCACTTTTGCGTTGTATTCCTTAGAGTCGTATTGAACTCCTCTGTATGTGACTTGTGCCATTTGGTTTCTCCTAAAGTAATTGGACTTTTTACATCCGTTCCTTCAGTCGGCTTTTGCGTC